ATTCAAAAGGTAGAGGTTATGTTCCAGTTGAATTTTCTGATGAAGAGTCTCCTTTAGTTAAAGAAGCTATGGAAGTTCAAACTTGGGATGATGTTCTTAAAGTTTGTGAAAAATTATTTGCTTTTGTTGATGAAAACGAAAAAGATGAAGAATTACCTGAAGGTACTGGCGCTGATTTTCCATCTAATGATATGGACGGTGATGATGATGCTGAAACTGAAAACACACAAGGTACTACTCCTCCAGAAGATGATGAGGAAATGGACGAAGAAAGTGAAGGTAATGAAGGTGGTGAAAATGATTCTGAAGGTAAAGAAGAAAAAGCTGAACCTAAAAAAGAAGATAAACATTCTCCTTGGACTGAAGAAAATTTCAGAGAAAACGAAAAAGATTTACTTGAAAGTAAAGAAGACAAATATGATAAAGAGTCAAAACAGTCTATGTATTCTTCAGGAATTACAGAAGAAAATTTAGAAAAAATTGTATTTACTTATAAAGAAGCAGCAGCTATGAGAATAGAATGGTGTGAAGAAAATCCAAGTGAAATTGAATATAGTGCTTATGGTAATCCAGCAGTTACAGAAGATTGGGAAAAATCAAAAATAGGTTTAAACTCTACAGCTAATTTATTAGCTAAAGACTTTGAAAGAAAAAAGGCAGCTTTTGAATATTCAAGAGCTACAACTTCAAAAACTGGAAAACTTGACCCATTAAAGCTTCATGCTTATAAAACTTCTGAGGATATTTTCCTAACTACTACTCAATTAGCTCAAGCTAAGTCACATGGAATAATGATGTTTATGGACCTTTCAGGTTCAATGTGTGATATCATAGAAGATGTAACTAACCAAGCAATTTCAATAGCAATGTTTTGCAGAAAAGTTCATATACCATTTGAAGTATATTCATTTACTACTGCTGGATGGCATGGTAGAGATCTTCAAGACGAAATTAAAGTTAAAGGTAATGAAATAGATGACCTAACTAAAATAAAAGTTGTTGAAATGTTTTCTTCAAAAATGAATAATAAAACTTTTGATGAAGCTGCTAAAGAAGCATTTGGTATAAGTAAAGCTCATTCATATAGACGTGATGCTACATATTATATAGGTGGTGGTATGCTTCATGCAATTGATGCAATGGGTTCAACTCCACTTATTCAAACTACAATCTTAGCAGCTAAACTTACTAATGAATTTCAAAAAAGACATGCAATTCAAAAGACAAATGTTATGATACTTACTGATGGTTATCCTGATACAGTTGGAATTAATGATGATGAACATGCTGATGTTAAAACTCATCGTAATAATAAAATGATTAACTTTAATGGTAAACTTATTAAAGGTGAAGGTTCTAGAGAAATTTATACAAATGCTTTACTTAGACTTAAAGAAATTACTGGTGCTAAAATCTTTGGTTTCCATTTAGCGACTGATGCTTCTTCATTTGGTCAAGGCTATTGGGATGTTAATGAAAAAAATTATAAAGAATTTAAAGACGTTATAAAGAAGTGGAGAAGAGATAATTTTCTAGCTTGGACTAACCAAAAAGGTTATGATGATTATTTCATAATCAAATGTGGTCAAAAAAATGTTGATGAAGAATTTGAACCTAAGAAAACTGAAACAATCAGAGACATTAGAAATGAGTTTAAGAAGTTTAACAAAACTAAAAAACACACTAAGCAATTAGTTGCAAGAATTACAGATGCAGTTGCGGTATAAAGTATGTGCGTTACGGATTGCCATTGCTCTTGTAGCATCTTCTGTTAATGCAGAATATCAAGATAATTATTATTTTAATGATATGTTTTGGTATGCTAAATCTACAAGTGGTATTGAGAATATTATTCAAAATGGAAATGAAGTTACATTTAAATTAATATCTGATATATGCATTAATGATAGAGATAATGATTGTGGAAGAGATGTTCTCCGTAATCAACTTCAGCAAAAACATTCAGATGCAAAATTAAATGTTCCTGTAAAATATTCTTTTGAATTTAAAAAAGAAAATATGCATGGTACTATGTTAAAAATTTGGGAACTTAAACCATTTGGTGGAAACACTAATACTGTTCCAACAATTTCTATAAACACTACATGGATAAATGTAAAATATTCAAATGACCATGATATGTCAAATACAGCACATAAAGATTTTACTTTTATTCCTAACGTATGGAATAATATAATAGTGGAAACTCTTCAAACTACAAATGATAATGGCTATGTTATAATTAAATTAAATAATAAAATAGTTTTTGAATATCATGGTCAAACCTCGTATCACCATAGGTTTCCTCTTCAATATTGGATAGGACCATATATATGTTGTGGCCACCCTGATGATGAACCTAATCACAAAATAATGTATAAAAATATTTCATAAAGCTGTTTACTTTCCCCTATAACTATGATATAATAATACTATTATGGAATTTAGTAATATAACAAGTGATGAAATTGATAACATTATGAACCTTACTAATACGAAATTTAATGAAGCTGAAAACATAAAACAGTTAACTAAATATGTTGAAAAGACCTACTCAGGTCACTACACATCTGCAAATGGAATCCAAAGTATGGATTTAATTTCCAGTTCTGGAAGAGGATTGGACTTTTGTCTTGGTAATGTACTTAAGTATGCGTCAAGATATGGTAAAAAAAATGGAGCTAATAGAGAGGACTTAATGAAAATAATTCATTATACTTTATTAGCAATGAATGAACATGATATAAAGGAGAAAATGGATGAATCTAAATCCACAGACAATTGAAGTTTTAAATAACTATCAAACTATTAATAGTAACATTGCATTGGGTGAGCCTGGATTTATTCGAACAATGTCAGTATCTAAAACATTAATGGCAAAAACAAATATACCTGACCAATTTCCATATGAATTTGGAATATATGACTTAGGTGAGTTTTTAGCTTGTATTAATATGTTTGATAATCCAACTCTCGCTTTTGATGATAATAAAAAACATTTAATTATTACTGATGGTATTACAACATTTAAGTATTTTTTCTCTGATAAAGACATTCTAACAATCCCTACAAAGGATATTGATTTAGAATGTGACGATGTTAAATTTACTCTTACTCATGACCAACTAACACAATTACGTAAAGCTTCAGCTACTCTTAGAACAAATCAATTATGTGTACGAAAGAGTCATACTGGTGGACAATTTATTGAGGCTGTAGTGGTTGATAAAACTAATCCAACTTCAAATCAATTCACATTAAACGTTTCAAATTGTAGTATAAATACTACTGCAGAGTTTGATTTTGTTTTTGATATGAATAATTTTAAATTCGTTAATTCAGATTCATATGAATTTGGTATTGATAAGAAGCTTATTGCTTCTGTAATGGCCGGTAATACAAAATATTGGATTGCTCTTGATAAAACAACAACATATAAGGAATAAAATATGGCAGATAAAACTAAAGAAGCAGTTGAAGAAACTGTTGATGAACTAGCACAAGCTGTACCAGAAGCTCCTGCTCCTGAACCAGCTGGTTTACAACTAAGTGATATCGCTGCGGTAGTTAAAATTATAGATGTAGTTACTAAACGTGGTGCATTTAATGGTGATGAACTTGGCGATGTTGGTTCTGTAAGAAATCGTCTACAAGCATTTGTAGTTGCTTCTCAACCAGAACCAGAAGAAAAAAAGTAATGCGTTAATTATATTATGAGGTTCATTTGAAAGAGTTTTTATTTGTAGAAAAATATAGACCACAAATCATAGAGGATTGTATTCTTCCTAAAGGATTAAAAGATACTTTTGAAAGTATTGTCTTAAAGGGAGAGCTTCCCAATATGATTTTTACTGGTACGGCTGGAGTTGGTAAGACTACAGTCGCTAAAGCATTATGTAATGAATTAGATTTAGACTATATAATGATTAATGGTTCCGAAGATGGAAACATTGATACACTTCGTGGTAAAATAAAACAGTTTGCAAGTACTGTATCATTACATGGTGGACAAAAAGTAGTCATTCTTGATGAGGCTGATTACTTAAATCCACAATCTACACAACCTGCTTTGCGTGGGTTCATAGAAGAGTTTTCTTCTAATTGTAGATTTATATTAACTTGCAATTTTAAAAATCGTATTATAGACCCACTTCACTCAAGGTGTTCTATATATGAATTTAATTACGGCATGGATAAAGGACCTATAGCCGCGGCATTTATGCGTAGGTTAGGAGATATCCTTGATGCTGAAGGAATTAAATATGATAATCAGGTTCTTGCTGAACTGATTATGAAATATATTCCAGACTGGAGACGTATCATTAATGAATGTCAAAGGTATGGGATGAGTGGCACCATTGATACCGGTATTCTTGTTACTCTATCTGAGTCAAGCATTAAGGCATTAATGAAAGATTTAAAATCTAAAAACTTTAAGAGTATGCGCAAGTGGGTTACTGATAACATTGACGTAGAATCCTCAAAGTTATTTAGAATAATTTATGATAATATGGTTGAGTATGTTTCACCCACAAGTGTTCCACAATTAGTGCTTATACTTGCGGACTATTCTTATAAGGATAGTTTTGTAGCTGACCATGAATTAAATGTAGTGGCATGTATGACTGAAATAATGTCACAAATTAAATTTAAATAGGAGACTTATGTTAGAAGAATTATCAAATTATGCAATAATAATTATGGCTTTAGCTATGGTAAATATTGTATGGCAATTGGAAAAAGCTAGTAGATTATTTAAAGATATGAGGCTTATTTTAGCTGAAAATCTTGGCGTAAAATATAATGAACGAGAATGAAAAAATAAAATTTAGAAAAGATTTAAAAGAATTTCTTCATGATGGTGTAGTTAATGTTTGCTTTGAAAAGAAAGATGGTACTGAACGTATTATGAATTGTACATTAGCATCTGAATTTATACCAAAAGATATGACACCAAAAGGATTATCTGTTAAGGCCAGAAGTAAAGATGTCTTAGCTGTATTTGACACAGATAATAATGGGTGGAGGTCTTTCCTACTTGAAAATGTTAAATATGTCAAAACCACCTAGTAAGAATGAAAACAAAGTCATTGACTTTTTTACTAGAAAGCCATATGACATAGACCATTTTAATAACCACGAAAGTTCAGGTATATTATTAGCTGACTTTATTAATGGAGTAAAACCTGAAGGTTTGGTTATTGATGCTGGTTGTGGTATTAATCCATTTAAAAATAAAATTAAAAATCTTATAGGATTTGATGCTGCTCCATATCCAGAAGCAGACTTCCAAGCAACTTTCAATCAAGCACATCAAATATTTGGCAGAGACTTTGCCGATGTTGTGTTAGCTTTAGGCTCATGTAACTTTGGACCTGTTGAGGAGAATGTATATTATTTTGATAAATTTTATTCATGGTTAAAAAAAGGTGGACTATGTATTGTAAGAGTTCATCTTAATAGAGCAGAGATTCATATGGAAGCTGATACAGAATATGCTAATTGGACAATACCAAATGCTGATGATTGCGCATTCAAATGGTTTAAAGATAAATTTAAAGTATTAGATATGCATATTGAAACAATGATATCTATTAGAGATGGCACAACACCAGTCCAACTCGCTGTATGGGTATGGAAAAAACTATGAGTCCATTTGAATTAATAAAATCAATATCCAATACTAAAAAGGATATACTTGAAAATGAAAAAGATTATAATGCCTTTATGGTTAATCGTGGTCTATCTTATTTTCCAGATACTGTCTTATACGCTAACGAAATGAATAAGTTCCACCATCTCGACAACCGATTGCAATACTCATTTCTTATAAATATTGTTAGGAAGCGTAATCGTTTCTCCAAGTGGAACAAATCTATTGAATCTGAAAATATCAATGCTATAAAAAGATATTATGGTTATAGCAATGAAAAAGCTCGTGATGTACTTCCGCTTTTAAGTAATGAAAACCTTAATATAATAAAGGGGAAGATATTTCATGGTGGAACACAGAGACAAACTGGTTGACTGGAAACCAGATATGATGTTAGAAGTTTTATTAGCAGAACCAGACGATTTTCTCAAAATTAGAGAAACATTAACTCGAATGGGCGTAGCTTCCAAACGAGATTCTCAACTATTTCAATCGTGTCATATCCTTCATAAACAAGGAAGATACTTCATAACTCACTTTAAAGAGTTATTCTTATTAGATGGTAAACCATCTAACCTCACAGAAAATGACCTCCATAGACGTAATACAATTGTACAACTTATGTCTGATTGGGGATTATTAGAAACTGTAGCACCAATAGGAGAAACAGCTCCATTAAATCAAATTAAAATAATATCACATAAGGAAAAAGGGGATTGGGAATTATGTCCCAAGTATAATATTGGAATAAAATAAAAATTAGATTATGATTTTAGCATTGTTATTAGGCACATTGTATGGGCTTATAATTGGATTGATACCAGCCGCAGGAGCTACTACAGGTCTTGTAATTTTATTTGGTTTTATGTCTTATTTTTCTGACCCATATCTTGGTGTCATTTTTTGTATGGCTGTAGTTGCAGCCTCAACCACCGGTGATACATACAGCGGAATTCTATTAGGTATCCCAGGCGCAAATTCTGCCGCAGCCACAATGGTCGATGGTCACCCTTTAGCTAAGCAAGGTAAAGCAACCTATGCTCTTACCGCAGCAATAACCACCTCAACAGTCAATGGTCTCTTATGGGGAACACTAACATTTGCCTTACTCCCTTGGTATACAAAACTTATGATGGTCTTTGGAATACCAGAGATGTGGGCTTTTGTTATGTTAGCTCTTGCCTGTGTTGGATTTGTATCTAATAAATTCTGGATTAGAAGCTTAATTGCTATAATAATTGGATTATTCTTAGGAATGATAGGTACTAATCCTGTAACGAATGCTGATAGGTGGACATTTGGTTGGGAATATCTAGGAGCAGGTATTCAAATTATGCCGATGGTAGCAGGTCTATTTGCCTTCCCCGAAATATTAGATGGTTGGAAAAAAGGAGAAGCAACCACAGCAAAACATAATACTTCTGGACAAACCCTTGATGGTATTAAAGCTGCATGGAAATATAGATGGGATTCTATAAGAGGTGGAGCAATAGGTGCCTTCATTGGATTCCTTCCAGGACTTGGCGGGGCAATGGGAGATTGGATGGCGTATGGTTCAACCGTTGCTGCCAATCCTAATGAAGAATTTGGTAAAGGTAATATAAGAGGTGTCATAGGTTCTGAAGGAGCTAACAATTCTCAGAAAGCTACATCAATGATTCCCACAGTTTTATTTGGAATCCCTGGTGCATCCTTTGCTGCAGT